CTCCGAAAATTAAAATATTAAGATAGGACAGTTTATCTTTGATCTCACCCTCATAGTCCTGATTGGTGATGTCCATCGCAATAGACTTCTCAAAGAAAAGGGAGATTACTTTTTGGCTGAACCCTTGAGCCAAAGTTGTTGCAAATGTAGCCATTTTTCTATATAAAAACTAATAATTTATATTACCGTTCTTACATAGAAGAGTTTGGTATCTAATACGAATATCTGATACTCTTCTCCATTTGTCAAGTAGCGAACCTAAATTAGACCTTAATTTTGAGTTTTTTGGACTTAACCAGTCTCATATATTCCAATGGTCTGGTTCTCATCATTTGCTCTGCTTCCTCAACACTCATTCCTTCACTTGGTTCTGGCCTATTACCAGATCCGGGAGCGTGAAAAAGCGATTTCTTTTTATCAGAGGGAGGATTTTCAAATAAGAATATTTTAGCCAAATCATCAACCGGTAAACCTTTTCGGGTAGGTCTGGTGGCGAACCTCTTAAACTCTTCCTCTCTACCAACAATAAGAGGGAACATATCTGCCATATCCTCTTCAACCCAAGTCTCAATCTTTTCTTGCCAAGCCCGGTCGTTGTTGAACTGATTGGTTTTATTCTTAATCTCTTGAATCTCTTGCTCTAGTTCTTCAGCTTTTTTGATAGCCTTTTGTTCTCCTATAGTAAGATCTTCCCAGTCCGGATATTTCTTTGTTAGAAATTCATCGGTAATTTCAATCTTTTTAAGCTTTTCTTCTTCTGCTTTCTTAATCTGTTCTGATAGAATCATCGCCTCTTTTTGGGATTCTTTGAATTTGGTTTCCCAATCAACAGCTTCTTTTTCTGGAACTTTAGGCTCTTTAGGAGCTTTTGGTTCTTCAGGAGTTTCAGGTTCTTCAGCTACTTCTTCAGCTTCTTCTAAACGGGCTTTTTCCATTTCTTCCAGATTGACCTCTGGTTTGGTTTTGTTTGTTACGGTCATATTTTTACGTCCCTATTCGGGGTTTGTATTAAATTATAAATAATAAATTATAAAAACTGTTCCTCTTTGGACAGTTTTACTTCCACCACTTCTGGTTCTTTTTTTACAACTTCTTCCATTTGTTCTTCACCACCTTTTAATAAATTGATAATGGTTGCAGGCTAAGTAGATTTCTTTTTAGCAACTTTAGCTTCTTTAGGAATAAAGGCAAACTCTCTTTCGGTTAAGTAGTCTTTCCTAGCATTAAGGAACTGGATCTCCCCAGCCTCAAGGTCTTTGGCATTCTTACTTAATAACTCTTGGAGATACGCTCTTGTTTCAGCGTCTAGTGTATTTTTGGGTATCATAGTTGTTTTTTATAATAACTTTCTAACGCTTCCTTTGCTCTCTCTGGCGAAAAGAGAAATTGCTCTAAAACAAGGAAGTTTTTAAGTCTGGCTTTGAGATTCTTTGATTCCGGACTATTCTCTTTTGAGTCCACTAAGTCTCTCTCAATTCCGGCGATCATTGCCCGGACGAACCTTTTAGTGTCATCAATGGTAATGGCTTTACCCTCAATGATTTTTAAGTGTTCTTTATAAGTAGCTTTCTCGGCAACATTTAATTTGTCATATCCGCCAAGTTTATCTACGATATTTTCTAGTACGTTCATTTATTGTATTAAATAATTAAATTTGTGGTGAGACAATAGGATTATTTGGTTGGCCGTTTGGCATAGGTGGAGCTGGCATATTCGGTTGACCGGCAGGTTGTCCTGCTGGCTGTCCACCTTGAATTGGTAATCCAGTTACCGGATCAATTGCTGGTTGAAGCATTTTTTCTTCTTCAGCCAATATCTCTTTCATCTCATCAGGGTTAAGACCACCAATATCAAGTAGTTTCTTTTTGATGATAGTGTTGAGTGTTTGGTTGTTGGGCATAAAGCTCTTAACCGCCGTCAACTTATTTATCTGCTCTAGGTCTTGCTCGGACTTATCCTTTTTACTGATAACTTTACAAGCGTATCCGGAGGCAGTTCTCCAAGAGGCAGGAGTGATTAGTTTGGAGAATACTGTACCCTTATAACCTTTTTTGTAAAGTTTAGCAGGTTGGATATTATCACCCATAGATTCAAGTAATTTTATATACTTCCTCCCCAGGTTCATCCAAGCGGTTTGATAGTAAAGACTCATTGATTGGATACGATCAAGAGCATTACCAGCCAAGAGTTCAACTTCACCAAGAGTAATTTTCCTTTGTTCACTTACACCTTGAGTAATGGCAGTGGCCGCACTTGCCTTTTCAGCTAGTTGAGTTACAAAGTTTATCTCTTCAAGGTTTCCCCTAAGTTCAGGTATTTCTACACTCTTAATCAATTTGTTTGGATCTCCGGGAATTGGATACCAGCCCCAAGCTTTTGGTTCAAAGGTTTGAGGAATGAAAGCTCCATCCTCTCCACTTGTGGTTGAATCAAAGTAATTCATCCCAAAGTTACGCATATTTCTATTTTCAACTGTCTGACTAAACCAGGAGTTGATTATCTGATTAGGAACTCGGATAACATCATCTACACCATCACACCAAAAATCCCGGTTCTCTAAATCCTCACCCCACGTTTCAAAAGGATAATGATTCCTCCAGAAATGGTCTTTAGTTTCTCCCATTACATTCTCAAGAGTATCGGAGAATAATATGAGTCTGGTCTCTTTTCCATCAATTGGAATTGATCCGGAAACGGTGAAAATAATCTCATCGGCCTCAATCTCTTCGTTGTAGACTTTAGTAAATCCCTCTTGAAGTTGAACAATCGTCTGATCAATCGCCGGATTGTTTATATAAGTATCTCCCATCTCCAACAAAGCTTCGTTCTTTTCGGTCAATCTGTCAGAGTTTTCGGCAGAAGTTATTAGTCCTTGCTCGGTAGCAAAAAAATCTTCCATCTTAGCTACTACCGATTGGTCATACATTTCGTTTTGTTTTAGGTCGGAAAGAGTTGTGAAGATATTGTCTTGAATTAAATATCTAGCTGAATCAATATCAGTCGGATCAATATATCTGTCCACCCTCATATCAATCGGATCAACAATGTGAATTTTTACCTTACCATCAATTATATTTAGTTTTTCAAATGTCCGGCCAAAAGTAATCACCTGTTTCTTGTCTACTTTGTCTTTAAGTTCTAGTTGGTTTTCTACCTTAACCACGTCTGTCCAGTATTGGTTATAAAAGATTTCTTTTTGATCATCATTATCAAGGTTGATAAATTCTAGGTCTATAAAATCGTCAATCTTACTCAATATTGTTTTATTGATTTGCTTCATCAGGGGGATATTCACCGATTGTCTTTGAGTTAGTCGGTTGACCACTACTTTATCCCGGCTTAGTTCGTAGTTAGTTTTCCAATCCTCGTGTCGTCTCTTCTGGAACTCCCAGCCATCATTAGCATTTGAGTTTAGAATAAGCTCCAATTTATCTTTGTCTATTATGTGGTCTGTTGGCATTGTGTGTTTATAAGTTTAACTAGAATGAATATATCATAAACCGGGGAAATAATTGTTGACTCCACCAAATCCCAGCGATGGATCGTAGGTAGCCGCTCTCTTGGGTTTATCAAGCTCAAAATAAGCTCTCATCATCATCATATCGGAAAGATCCGGAGATCGGCCAAGATTCTCTTTAACCTCTTCTTTGGTAATAATCTGAAGAGTAGCGTCATCACCGGTTATTTTCCTTCTAATTTGACCTAATTCTTCAATCAATAAGTCCCGGTCTTTTTCTGATAGCTCGGCAGAGACAGTCGTGACGTGATTGTTTATCTTTGCCGCTAGGATATAAGAACATTGAGTCTTGAGGTTGCGGTAGTTTTCTTTCTTTAAGGCGTTATGTTCTATTGGACTGGCGGTTTTAATTGGGCTACTGTTGTTCACGAAGCCTTTTATTCCTCTCAATCCATCCACTACTCCTCCACCCACTCCATCCTCATCTACCACACAATGTGAGTAAGGAATACGGTTTTCTCCCATTATGGTTCTTAGGTCAGTTATGGTCTGATCTACCCCTTGATGGTGTTTTATAACCACTTTCTCTAAATCCCAGCCCCTCCAGAGGCCGTAGACAATACGATCAGAGCCAAACCGGGCAATATCACCGGTTAAATACACTTCGGTTGAAAACTCCGGTGTTGAGGTAAACAAATCTAAAATAGCGTCATACTTAATTAAAACAGTATCCTCATCATCATATTCCCAAATACCATCTTTGAGCCGGGCTTTAGTAACCAAATCATCAATCTCGTTTAGAGCTTTGCCATACTCCTCGGAAGTGTACTCATTGTCCATATAAAGAGATTGAGTAAATGAATATCCGGTAGGTAAGCTATTATCCCTCCACGGTTTATAAAAGATCCGGTAGAGCCAATTTTTTGTCGGGTTAAATGTCAATAAAAACTTAGGAACTTCCAATCCAAACTCCAAGTTCTTCCACCGGCCAATACGAGACTTGAGGACATCAAAGGCTAGAAAGTGCCACTCTCCTACCTCTTCTCCCCATCCCCCGGTATATTCTAGTGAACCAAACCTCTCAAACATTGGATCAGAGGGTTTGAAGTCAACATCTAGTAAATCAATTCGTGAGCCGTTTATAAATTCAATATAGTTATACTTAGAATTTAATTGCCAATCAGTCTTTGGGATATTGTGATAGGTGCAAACCTTAGTCCAAGTAATATAAGTTGATCCCATCAGTCGTTTTAATTCCTTTCTTCCTATAAACCATTTAGATCCGGGATAGCGATAACAGTTCATTAGAAGCCACTCACACCCCAGCCAAGTCTTTCCTCCTCCAGCTCCCCCTCCGAAGCCTACAAACCTCGTATGGTCATCAAACAGGTATTGATAACAAGCATACTGCTTAGGTTGTGGAGTTATCGTCACTTTTACTTCCATCTGGTGCTATATAGGTGAAACTAACAACTTTGTCTCCGCCGGAGGTAACATCTGTTTCAGTCTTTTCTCTCCAATTAAAATTGTTCTTTAGATTAAATATTAGTCCCGGAGTAAATAGAGCTTTGTCGTTTAATCTTCGGTCAACATCTTTTTCTACCCTATCTCTCGCCTTTTTTATTGCGTCAGAAAACTGATCTTTTTCCCGATACTCAACTAAGCCTTGCCTACTCAAATCCAGAGCATAAGCTAGTCCGGACATTGTATATGGTTCTGGATCTGGCATTATCATATTGCCTAACTTCTCGGAAAATACTTCCTTTGTCTTATTGTCACAATAGTCAAAGTATTCGTCTATCTTCTGTTGTAGTTCTTTTACTGTTTTATATTTCGGTGGTCGTCCCCCGGCGTGTTTCTTTTTTATCATAGTTATTAAGGTTTGGCTTTGGCCGTCTTTTTTAACTTATATGATTCCAATATATCACAACGGGCATTGTCTTTGATTAGTCTAAGGGAATGGATAACTCGGTCAAGAGGATTAGGCCAAGTATCTTCAAACACCTCTTCTCCTAAAAACTTATCAAGCGATTCCTTTTGTTTTTTTGGGTTTACGTTTGGCATTGATTGCTTTAACTTTCTTCTTTTTCATCATCTTTTCGGCTTTGTCGGCTAGTCTTTCTACTTCTTCTGTCCGGATAAGAAATCTAATCTCATTTTTGTTCAATCTTTCCACATAAAATCGTGAGACTCCAGGTGGTAAGTAAAGATTGACGGCTTGGATAGGTCGGCTTCGGCTTAATTTAATTGGTTTAGTTCCTAAAACTGATGGTTCGTCTAACTTAAACTCTTTGCCTCCGGCGACTACTTTAACATCATCAATTGGTTTTTCTTTTTTCATTGTATTGTAAATTATTAAAAGGGGATGGTGAAAATGGTTCGGCTTTGGCTTTTCTTAGTTAAGACTCGGTGGATCTTTATTTTAAGCAAATCTTCATAGGGGGCAAAGTTGCTAATGAACAATTCTTTGTCTTTCATACACTCAAACCTTTGTTGGCTTTTGTTGAAGAGGAGTTTACTCCCTTTCTTGATTTCCCCACAATCGTCAGTTAAGGTGTATATCACCATAATTCAGTATTATGTTTTAGTTTAATTATGTCAACTACTTAAATTTTTAATAACTTCCATTAGCCTTGATTTGTTATTTTTGCAGATAATATGACGTCTTTTTTGTAGATCCTCAAACCACTCCATCCCATAATATTCAATGATTCTAGCGACAATCTCCGGATCACCGGACAAGTGATGTCTGGCGTGTTCTTTGTTGGTCAAGGGAACTCCATTGTCATAGTCATACCTAAGGTTATTGCTTTGACTTTTGTAAATGAAATGGTGTATCACTTCCGTTGGTTGCCCGGAGACGGCTGATTGAGGCTTGAGTCGGATTAGTTTAAGTTGATAAAGTTTATCTGCTTGTTTTTCTAAAGCCCGAACACTTTTTTTAGAGATCATAACTCTATTATTGTAAACCTAGTTATATCATAAAAGGCGTAGATGTCCCTATCATTACTTCTGTCTTTTCTGGCGACTTGTTCACCAATTTTGTCCGGTTCTTTGGTCAAATCTAATATAGATAAAATATCGTCTCCAAAATAGGCTAAAAAATACGTTTTGACTCCGGTGGCGTTTAGGTAATGTTCAGCAGTAGAGTGTTTTCTAAGGGGTAAAAGAGTATCCGGAAAAGAATTAAAATTATTTCTACGACACTTTACCTCAAGGTAATGACTTAATTTTCCGTCATAATAAACCAGATAGTCACTATCAGCAAATTCTACGTTTGGGATGATTTCAACTTTTCTACCAGTCTTAAATTCTAAAAATGATTTGTATTTATCTATTGCCTCTTGTGTCCGGGGATCACTAATCTTTTTCTCATCCTCGGCGTTCATTTCCCTGCCTCTTTATCTAATTTAACCAAGAGTCCGGATAGTTGTTCTTTAACAGCCACCGGTCTACTCAAATACCAGCTTGTCATTATCTGGCTTGATACCAAAAAGTAAAGTAATCCTATTTCTTCTTTTGTTAATTTCATTTATTGAATAACTTATAAATCCCAAAAAGGGGTAAACAAACTATGAAAAGAATTAGAAAGCTACTTACCCAAGCAGTAAAGCCAAAGAGAGGTATTAATATCTCAAATAAAAACAACTGGGCTAGAAAAGAAAATGTTTCTCCATATTGTA